ATCTTAAGCGACAAATCCTTCTTGACAGTGTTCAAGGCCGTAGTCCTAACCTTGCTTTCCTTCCCATTGCTACTATTCCTGAGTTGGAAACTTGGATTCAAACTTGGGCATTTAATGAGACTATTCATAGCCGCAGTTACACTCATATTATTAGGAATGTTTATTCTAATCCTTCTACAATTTTTGATGAACTAACTGATATAGAAGATATTGTAAATTGTGCTCGAGATATTAGCCGATACTACGATGATCTAATTGAAAACGTGCAATATTATAATCTACTTGGGTATGGACATCATACAGTAAATGGTAAGACAGTGGTGATAGATAGATATGAAACAAAGAAAAAATTATGGCTTTGTCTTAATTCAGTTAATGCTCTAGAAGGTATTAGATTTTATGTTAGTTTTGCTTGTTCCTGGGCATTCGCCGAATTGAAAAAAATGGAGGGTAATGCTAAAATAATAAAACTAATTGCACGAGATGAAAATGTTCATTTAGGGTCAACGCAAACCCTGCTCAAATTGCTACCACAGGATGATCCTGATTATGCTTCTATAAAAGAAGAAACTCGTGCCGAATGTGAAAAAATGTTTTTAGCAGCAGCAGCTCAAGAAAAATCTTGGGCACATTATTTGTTTAAAGATGGATCAATGATTGGACTAAATGAACAATTACTAAGTCAATATGTTGATTGGCTTACCTGTAAACGAATGACAGCAGTTGGTTTAGATTGTGGTATAAAACCAGGGTCCAATCCATTACCATGGACACAAAAATGGATCGCTGGTGCAGAGGTACAAGTGGCACCACAAGAAACAGAAATTTCAAGTTATGTAATTGGTGGTACAAAACAGGATGTAGATAACAATACTTTCAAAGGATTTAGTTTGTAATGCTTACAGTATATTCAAAAAACAATTGTCCATTTTGCGATCGTGCAAAACAACTGTTAGAAAGTCGAGGTGTGCCGTACACTGAAGTTAATATCGAAAAAGACCCAGAATCGAGGCAGATGCTAGTAGATAAAGGCTTGAGAAGTGTTCCACAAATCTTTTATGGATATGAACTCATTCCTGGAGGATTTGATGGATTATCAAAACAACCAAATAATTTTTTTGAAAAGGTAAAAAATTAATGTTAGTATCACGAGGTTATCAAGAAGGCGATATAGTGAGTTTCAAACTTATCAACGGTGACGAAGTTGTAGCAAGAATTGTTAATTCTGGAACAAATGAATTTGAAATTGCCAAGCCGTGTACAGTGATGCCTAGTCCACAAGGTATGGGACTTATTCAAAGTTTATTCACCGCCGATGCCGATGTAAACGTAGTTTTACAAAAAGACCATGTTTTAATGCATGCACCTAGCATTGATCAAATGCAAAAGCATTACATCAAAACTACAACTGGTATCGAACCGGTTACCAGAGGAAGCATAATTACATAATGCCTCATATTTTTCAAGTTCTTAGAAATGGCAAAATAGAAGAGTATTACGATTATGATCACATTCCTCTGGATTTTGATAATATAATTGCGTTCTTACCAGAAATACCACCTGTTCCGCACACAGAAGAACAACATGAGGAAATTGAAAGTTGGAATTTAAAATTCCAAAAATTAATGGAGATCGAACGTGCCCGCAGTAACTAGAATAACTGATGCAGATGTTGCTCATTGTAGTGGTATGGTTCGTGCAGTTGGATCATCGGACGTCATTGTAAACGGATTAGGAATAAGTCGACAAGGTGATGTCAACACTACTCATCTTTTACCTGGTTCACCATGTCCGTCACATGCCGCACCAATTGCAATTGGCAGTTTGACTGTGATAGTGAATGGAAAAGGTTGCGGAAGAGTAGGAGATGTCATTAGCGGATGCACTTCAGTAGCACAAGGATCACCAGACGTATTTGCCGGGTGATCCAACCAATTAAATACCCAGATTACTTGTAAATAACAAGAAAAAGTGCTATAATATACCATTATAATGGTGTTATAGCAGTTGTTTTCTCGAAATTATCGTAGTTATATAAAACTACAACCTGAATAAAGGAGGAAGAAAGATGAAACAATTTTTACCAGGAATGGTTAAATTTGTGACTTTGATTTTTGGTATGTGGCTGGCGACCCTTGCCTTGACCACAGTCACTAAAAATAAATTTCAAGCTCTCGAAGCAGAAAAAGCTGAAATGCAAAAAGTTCGAGTAGTAACTTCGGACGACCGTGCTCGTCAGCTTCGTTGCCTAACTCAAAATATCTATTGGGAAGCTGCCAGCGAACCATTTGAAGGCAAAGTCGCTGTAGCTCAAGTAACACTAAATCGTGCTGCCAATGGTAATTTCCCCGGGGATATTTGTGCAGTTGTTTATCAGAAAAATGTTATCTACTCAAAAGTAGTTTGTCAGTTTTCATGGTACTGCGAAGGCACTCATAGAGTCAAGCCGATTTATCAACCGTTATATCGTGAAAGCGAAGAAGTAGCTAAAAAAGTATTGCTGGAAGGATTTAGACTTCCAAGTCTCAAAAATGCCATGTATTATCATGCTGACTACGTCAAACCTGGGTGGGGCAAAAAGCCCATAGCCAAGATTGGCCGCCATATATTTTATGGTAGCTAGCAGATAATCAATGCCAATATTAACTTCAACTCGTAAAAAGCCTGAAATTCAAAAAAATATGGAAAATTCAAAAATTGACTTTGATCGTATCAAGCTTCAAGTGGCTGAGTTTTTTACAACGCACTTTAGTAAAATCTCAGCCGATACCATGGGATGGTTAGCTGCTATAGCATTACATGCAGCTACCATTCCTACTCTACTTGCACTACTTACTGGATTAACAGATTCTACGCCTAGTGTCGACGTTATTCTGTTTCTTTGGCTAGGTCTAGTGCTGCTATTTGGCCGCGCAATTATTTTAAAAGACATACTTAATATTGCTACCATAGGATTAGGATTTGTTATTCAAGCAAGTTTAATGGCACTTATCCTGTTTAAGTAATCTATAAATACTGTAAATAGGAGGCCGCCGTGAGCAAACGCCTGGAACTAACAGTTGAAGATCCTGTTCAAGATTACGATGAAGAAATTGGCGAAGAGGATTATGGGTTTATTTTTGATGCAGAAGGCAATTTAAAGTTTGCTTTTATTCCAGAATTTCCTCCAGATAAACCACCAAAAAATATACAAAAAATAATGAAAATTTTAGGCGTAATTGATTTATTACAATTCAATGAAGATCTTACGCTGCACTAATGTTACATGTATATAAGGACTCTGGTTTAGACTGGACCAGAAAAGCTAGAAATCTTCCCTCAATAAAAACCAATGTATCGCCAATGCAATGTACTAAACCTTGGCACGACATGCAAATTGATAAAAACGGATTTGTCTATATCTGCGGTTGTAACGGTTGGTTACCTTATCCCGTTGGAAAAGTTTTAGATTTTGAAACAATTGAAGAAGTATACCAAAGTCATAATGCAAAAATTATTCAAAAAACTATCATAGACGGAACTTATGAATTTTGTGATACAGAACATTGCCCAGTAAGAAACGATAACTGTGTTACAACACACATGGTTGGGCAAAGTTATTTTATTGAAGTAGGCATTGATGAAAGCTGTAATCTAGCATGCCCAAGTTGCAGACGAAATGTAATTTTCCATGATGCAAATGAAATCTACAATGAACGTCTTTTATGGGTTCAAAGATTAGAACAATGGATTGCAAAATCTCCTGATAAAAACTTTTTGCTTAACATGGGCAGCGATGGGGAACCATTTGCTAGTCCGTTGTATCTACATCTTTTAAAAAATAGATTTGTATATAACAATGTTAGTTACAATATACGAACTAACGGAACTTTAATAAAACGGCACATTTCATCTTTAGAGTTATTGCCTAAATTACAGTATATTGAATTAAGTATTGACGCGGCCTCCAAAGAAGTTTATGAAAATGTAAGGCGGCCTGGTAAGTGGAATAATTTACAGGAAAATGTAGATTATTTGTTACAAGTTCAAAAATCGTACAATTTTAAAGTAGGGGCAACTTTTGTAATTCAAAAATCAAATATTAACGATGTATTAAATTTTATTGATTGGTGCACCGAAAGACAAATCATTCCAAATTTTCATTTGATTCAAAATTGGGCAAGTTTTGATAACTTTGATGAGCAATGTGTTCACAGACCACAGGATGCTCTATATTCTAAATTTATAGAAATTATAAACAATCCTAAGTTTACTAAATTAAACGTGGGTTGGTCACAAGACTATAAAATTGGTTGACCAAAAAGATCCTTTTTGCTATACTAACGGCATGAAAAAGGACACGACATTTTATCTCAAGTGGCTTGCAACTTTCATAACAATTATTGGAGCCATTTGCACTAGCGTTAACCTCTACCCGCTAGGCCCTGCTCTGCTTAACTTTGGCGCCCTACTCTGGCTCATTGTTGCAATTAAATGGCGTGAGT